TAAAGTAGTTCGTCATTATCTATTCCCCACAAATTCTTCGCTGATCAGAACACCCATACCAACAGGATTTTCTTCACATAACGATATGATTTCATCTTTATCTAACGTAACAACATCTTCCCATAAGAGAGTCTTACCATTCCACATGGTTTCATCTGTTTCATCCGGCGACAAAGGTAGTGCAAGTTGCGTATTAGTTTTTGGCTCTTGCACACTTACAGGTGTCTTGGTAGTATTGTAATAATTCCTACCAGAGTAATGACCATAAGACCAATACTCATCATCGTAAGTCCATTTGTTAGATCGATCTTCGATCTCATTGGTTTTGTCATTCCAATATTTGGTACGTGTCGTGGAACTGTACGAAGGTTGTATTGAATAGGTATTGGATAGCCACCCAATATTATCCATGTGTTTACCTTGATCTTCATTGAAGATAACAAACTCCTTAGTCTTGCCATCAAGAAATAAAAGTTTGTCTGTACCAATCAGTTCCTCGATCATGGATTGCCACTCGGCGTTGTGCAATAGTTTTGGATTGGCTGATAGTTGTGGTCGCAATACCCATTTGACAAACTGATGTGTGTCAGATTTGTTGTCGTCAATCATAGGTGTTGGCAACTGAGGGCCATTGTGCATTACCCACATATCTCTGTCATCCCCTTTGGCTTTGGATAGCACTTGGAATGGATGTGACATTGATTTGTTTGTATCGCCATTAGTTGCAAATCGAAAGTGAATACCCATTGGGGTTTCAAGGTCTTGATATTTAGACCACATCTTTTCGATGTCTGCAAATGTTTTTGGTACAATTTTGTGTGTATGAAGTTTACCCTTATTGATAAACATCACACCAAAACCATCAGAATTATTTTCATAAGCTGTTTCCAATAAAGCTGATGATAGTTGTTTTGGATTTTCGGTTGCTATAATTAAGCACATAATCTACCCCTTTCAGTTAGTAGCTGTTTCAAGTAAGTCAGTAACAACAACGTTACGACTTGGTTGCATATCCTTCACATACCCCTTGCGAATTAGCCATGCAAGTAAGTTAGGATATTGTGATCGCCATTCTGGTTTGGACACAAAATGACAAAATGCTTTGTAATGAAGTGTTGTATTTGCTAGAGTAGTTCCTAGCTTGACAAAGTTTACAAGAGCATCGGTAAACTCAAGGACACGATAAAAACCATGTCTTGTAATATTACTTCTGAATATACGAAGTTCAATAGTATGATAATGATTTGTATTGACAGCCTCATACTTTTCGCCAGAAGGTCGCAACACATCAGATACTTTTTTCGGTGATCGCTTTGCCCATTGTTGAGATGAGCGACCTGCGATACCATTGATAAAATTTTCATTGGTATCATCATTAACAAACACTAGAATTTTACCAATGTCTGTTGGTCGCAATGTTTTTCTACCAATGTGAATGTGAAGTCCTGCTGTATCAGTATTCCAACCTTTGAGATTTTCTTGGCACAATTTACTGTTGAAAAAATCTTCCCAACGATCTTTGTGAAAGCCATAAGTGGCTGGTGCTGTCACAATCTCAAAGCCATTGTCGAGTGAGCCATCATTTTTACAGATAGCAAAATCATCAAACATACAATTAATGCTGTCTGCAATATCATATGGACAATCTTTTCTACGTTCAACTTCAAGTTCAATACCATAGTATTGTAAGTTTTTGTGCTTACGTTCATGGTCGAGTTCTTGATACGATACATAATCCAAGACGTTGGTATCATAATTGTATGTGCCATTGTCTTGTTGATAATCTTCCTCATCCTCATCATAATCATCATTATGTCTGTATGTATCATGGCTTTCAGAATAATAATAATTATTATCTAGACAACCATTGCAAACAGAATAATCTCCATGATTTACAGAACTTAAGTCATCAAAATGCTCGATAGTTTCGCAATCATCACAATGCCATAAATTGTTATTGTGCTTGAGTTCAGTTGCCATAACTGAATGACTTCTGCGTCTATGAATCCTAAAGGCACCCATTTGGATTTGTTTAACAAAGTCAATACAATTATCATAGTCACGCATTGGCATATTTTTATTTTGAATAACGTCTAAAATTTCTTCATTAGTCCATGCGTAATGTGATCTAAGTAATTCAAGTAATGTCATAAAACACCTCTTTAATTTTTCGTGTTCAAATACTAGCTAATTCTAATATTTGAGAATACCTCTCATATATTATTGAGAGGCATTGTCAAGTATTAATTTTCGCTGTCTGCTTTTTCGAGCATTACCTCATTATAATTTTGCTCGGATAACTTTTCTTGCAATTCCTCTTGGAAGTCAAGAACATAATCAGTAAAATTTATAGCCATTGTTTGATACCTCGATTTATTTCTTGGTTAAATTCAATTCCCAATTCTTTGTTAAGGGTCTGTTCTTCCTCAAAACTGAAATTGTCAAAGTCATCCTCGATTGGCTCAATGTATTTGGTTTCAGTTCTGTTTAACAGTTCATATTGTGATTGATCTAATACAGGATTAAATCTTTTCATGTATAATTTACTCATATTATTTGCTCCTCGCTTTTGCTATGATATTATTAAATTCCTCGCTACTCTCAATATAACGAAGAAATTTGTCAGAATTAAATCTTGGGTTTTCTTCTGAAAATAAACTTACAAATTCATTAACAAGATTATTTTTAGTCAACCCCTCGCAATCGTTGGCACATAATCGGCCAATGATACGAGCAATATTTTCAAAAGTTTTTTTAGTCATAAAATACCTCGCTTTGTTAAAATAGTTTATAATTTATAATTATGTTTAAAATAAGGCGATAACGCCTTATCTAATAGTTTTGTTAAATTCTTTTAGCCAAGCAGGTTTTCTACCTTTTTTGGCTTTTGCCTGCTCAATTACTTGATTGACTTTTGATCGATGGAAGCCGTCAATTCGTAACTCGCTACAATCCATTTTATGTGTAGGATACCTAGCGATCAATTTATTGCGATCACTTACAACTTCATATTCATTTTTTACCGAATTATATACAGGGCTACGACCGATGGGCGTTTGCTTTTCTGTATAAACTCGGTAACTATTTCCATAGTTTACAGCCATTTTTTACCTCGCTTTTTCTAAGCATATCAGAACAGGATACCAAGTCAACAAGTCAGATTGTCGCACCCTCAAAACCTATCGATGGGTAGCAATCTAAAGAGGGATTGACTAGGTGTCTAGCTCTCTTGCTATGGTTAAAAGATAGTATCTAAATGTGTCAGCATTGTGTCAGCAAAAAGGTCATAATGAGATTAATTGTGGCAAGATTGTGTCTTATCCACAGGGTTGTCGAGGTCGGGTTGCTATTATAAAGAGTGGAACAAAACGAGAACAAAATCCCTTAGCATATAATTGTGTCAGAAATAAGGCACGAGGTTGGGACAAGTTGTCGCACCCCATTTGGTGGGGGTGGGTCGATTGGTTGAGGGGGGCAGGGAAAAATCTACACACATACACATACACATATGCACCTCGAAAAATTTTTTCAAAATTTCAAACTTTTTTTTTAGCTTTTCAGCTTTTCAGCTTTTCAAGACAGCCCGGCCGCCGACCGGCCAGCTTTCTAGCTTTCTAGCTTTTCGAGATAAAAGGGGAGAGGTGTGCTTTTGTGTGAAGTGTTAGTGTGTGTGTTGCACTGAATCCTCTCCCACTATACAGGAGACGCAAGACCTTTCGGCCCTGCCCCCCTATTATACAGCAACGGTACTTGAATTACAAGCCCACTTCGTGTATAATATTAACTATGCCAAAAGGTGACACACTAACTCCGCAACAAGAGCAGTTTTGCCAAGAGTTCATTAAAGATCTCAATGCACTGCGAGCTGCTGTACGCGCGGGCTACGGAGAACAACATGCCAAAAAGAATGCGTGGCAGATTGTTCGTAATCCAAACGTATCGGCAAGGATCGCTGAACTAAAGGCTGAACAAACAAAGCGCACTAAAATTGAAGCGGATGATATATTACGCCGCCTAGTGCGTATCGCTGAGAAGACTGAACAAGAAGGCGATTACAACGCGGCTATCCGCTCCTTAGAATTACTCGGTAAACATCAAGCGATGTGGACTGAGAAGAATATCACTGAGATGAATGTACAAAATGCTTTTGCAACAGGCAACTCGGAAGAAGATATTGAGCGTGATGTCGAACGGCTAAAGAAAATTGCCGCACCAAAACTTAAACTTGTAGGAGATAAATAATGAATATACCTTTAGAAGTAGCAAATAAAGAGTTTCAAGAGAAACGCGCTAAACGAAAAAAAGAATTAGAAGAAATGAATAAGAAAAAAGACTCAGTAGATCCTAGAGCTAATACTAAAGAATCAAAAGCTAGAACTGCTAAATTAAATAAAGAAGGACGTAAAGGTTTTAAACCAAACGCTATGGGTAAATATGGCGATCAATTAAAAACTTTATTAAAAAATAAAGAACGTCTTGTTGCGTCAGAAGTTGGAGATGGTTTAAATAAATATCAATTCCAAATACAAAAGTTAAAAGAAAGAATGAAAGCCGATGGCTTTAAATTTAAAACACTTCTTAATGATGTAAAGAAACAAGAACGTGAAGGTAAGTTTGATAGAGGCGAAGAAGGTAAAGCAAAAAATAAACTTCGTCAGAAAATGCAATCCGAGAAGGTAGGAAGCAGTAGAGGTAGGTAATGCCACACAAAGTTACATCAGTTACTAAGCTAGGCAAACATGAACCATTTGAACTTCAGGTGGCTGAGGAACAAATACCTTGGCACAAAAACGTTTACAAGTTTGGACAAAATGCTGTTGTTGGAAATAGTATAGAAACAATTTGGCTACAAGGTGGTTTATATTCTTACCCACCAAGTGCAACTACCATGACGGTATCTAGTTCTAATACAAATGATACATCAGCAGGTACAGGCGCAAGGACAGTGCAAATTGAAGGATTAGATGGAGATTATAATGAAATATCTGAAACTATAATATTAAATGGTCAAACAGCTGTTACCACTACTAATAGTTATCTAAGAGTTAACAGAGCATTAGTTTTAACCGCAGGAAGTGGTGGAGCAAATGCAGGAATTATTTATGTAGGAACAGGGACAGTAACATTAGGAGTTCCTGCAAATGTTTATACAACAATTAATGGAGATGGTACAAATCAAAGTCTTCAAGCATTTTGGACAGTACCCGCAAACTATGACGCTTATATTCATCAAACAAATATCTCAACAGGAAATAGTTCAAATACTCCTGCTGTTTTAAAAACTTTGTTAGTGGCAAGACCACAGGGTGGAGTATTTAACACAAAAGAAATAATTGTATTAACAGATGGCAATCATCTACAGAACTATACTTTCCCTATTAAGTTAACAGAAAAAACAGATATTGAATTTAGAGCAGAGTCAAGTTCAGGTTCTGTAGACTTTAATGTATCAGCGTCTATGAATATTTTATATGTTGAAAGAAGCACGAGCGGTTAATGTCTAATTTTACAACAAACGATAAAACAAGTAACCCAATATCTAATCTAAAAAATATTGTAAAAAAGAAAACAGACAAACAATTAGAAAAAATACCGGGTTATAAAAAAATTAAAAAATCTATACCAAAAGGTTTATCTGTCGACATGGGAAAAGATAAAGTAACAATAGGTTATAGTAAAAAATTTTAATGCCAACAATAAACGTAACAGGAGACGTCAACATGGTACTACATCCAAATTTAGACATATATGATCCAAAGAATCCACCGCAAGACGTTTTCTCGCAACTGGTAATTTGGGGAGATGAAGTATATGTCATTAACAACAGAGGATAGAAACGCCGCCACCCGAGTGGCCATTCAACAAGCAAGAGAAGATCTCTTAGCTTTTG